TATTAGATATAATCATTATACCATACTCTCCGAAAATGTCAATCGTTATTTTGATGAACTTGATGAAAAACTTAAAGCATCAGATGATATGGGTGTGTGGGTAAAAGATTTTCAGAAATCAGATGCACCACAATTCAAAGGTAAATCTCAAAAGAAAAGACAACAAATGGCCGTTGCTGCAAAGCTTGATGCAATGGATGAAGAATTACAAGAAGCTGCTGCTCCACGTTGGAAAAGAGCTGGTCCTAATGGCGAAATACAAGCTACTATCGGTGGCAAAAAATATCAAATAGAAAAATCACTAGACCATAATGAACGTCATAAAGGCGAGTGGAAAGTTATGGTTTGGGATAAGCGTAGAAACAGCTGGGAGTGGGAAACCACTGAGTACGGTAAAGCCAACGCTAAAGATTGGATTATGGATAGACTAAAAGAAGAAGCCATGGATGAAGCCCCAACTAATATGCGTAATATAAAACTTATTAACAAAATCAAGAAGTCTGGTGTTGTCAAGTCTGGTTCTATGTCACAGAATGATCCCAAAAAATCTGTTGATACAAAACCTGAAATCACAGAAGAAATGCCAGCTAATGCAGTAAGCACCGGCGCAATTGCTAATATGGATGCGTCGGGAATTGATAACAAAAAGAAAAAGAAAAAGGTTAAGGATATGATGAGGAGAACCCCACAATGATTACTATAGAGCAATTTAGCGCTATGATCCCAACTAACAAAGATCCACAACCGTGGTTTGATGCGGCGGTGGAAAAGTTTGATGAATATAACATTAATACTCCAAATAGAATTGCAGGCTTTATGGCACAGTGTGCTCATGAGTCAGCAGACTTTACACGTTTAACTGAAAATCTTAACTATTCGGAAAAAGCATTGAACTCGGTGTTTAGTCGCTATTTCGGAAAAGGAAAACGAAATGCTAAAGAATACGCTCGAAACCAGGAAAAGATTGCAAACTATGTCTATCAAGACGAGTTTAGATCCAAGCGAGGAGCTTTGGGAAACACTGAACCCGGGGATGGCTGGCTATTTAGGGGTAGAGGTATCAAACAGCTTACGGGCAGAAATAATTACGCGGCTTTTGGAAAGTCAGTTGGAATGTCAGCCGAGGAAGCTGCAGAATATGTAGCAACACCAAAAGGTGCTATTGAGTCAGCATGCTGGTTCTGGGCATCTAATAAACTCGACAAATATGCCGATAATGGTGATAATGTGGGGTTGACAAAAAAGATTAATGGTGGTACAATTGGATTAGATGACCGTAACCGTCGTTGGGAATCAGCCTTAGCCATCCTTGGTGGTGAAATGCCTGCACCTAAAAAAGCAGCACCTAAGAAAGCTGCAGGTGTGCGTACACTACGCAAAGGTATGAAAGGTGATGACGTTGCTAAAATGCAAAAGGCAATTGGTGTAGGAGCTGATGGCGATTTTGGATTTGGAACTCTTACTGCTGTTAAAAAATGGCAAAAGATGAACGGATTGGTTGCAGATGGTATTGTAGGTCCTGCTACACAAGCAAAGATGTTTAAATAAATAAATAAATGACGGAATTAAACAAAGGAGACACAAAATGTCACTAGAAAAAATTGTAGAAGCGGCAATGTCTGAAAAGCCATTGGATCTGAAAGAAGCATTTGAAGCTGAAGTTGAAGAGCGTGTTATGGCTGCATTGGCAGAGAAATACAAAAAAGCAATGGAAGCAAAAGATGAAGACGACGATGAAGATGATGACGATGCCGACGAAGATGAAGATGATGAAGACGACGATGAGGACGAAGACGAAAAGTAAGTCTTCTTAACATATGGCAAAACTATATCTGTTACTTATTGTCTGTGGTTTAATTGGTGGTGTAGGATATGGTGCTAAATCATATTATGAATGGTCGGAAGCAACCATTTCAACACTTCGTACTAATAACGTTCAATTAGCATCTGCGGCGGAAACTCTACAAAATACTGTAGACACAATGGCCGCAGATGCAGAACGTAACGAAAAACTCAATCAAAACCTGACAGCGCAACTAAATGAATCACGAGAGTATTTGAATACTTTGCGTGCTAAATTTGCGCGAATTGATTTAACTATGGAAGCGCTAACTGACGCGCAAAATTTGGAAGAAAGGGTAAACAATGCTGTTGAAAGACTCATCAGTGATATTGCCGATGAAACTACTCCTCCTAGTGCTGTTGATGATACTCCTGACAGCGTGCTCGGGGAGGACAGTGGAGCCGACAGTAGTAACGACGACTGAATACATCCAGCAAAACATTCCTATTCAAGGCAGACCGGGCAAAGTAAATTTTCCGCCTGTAGATTGGTATGTTATCACCGAAGAAAATTTGGAAGAAAAGATTGCTGAAATTGAAGCTCAACAAGGATCTGTTGTTGTTTTTGCTGTAACATCAAAAGGATACGAAAATCTTGCATTAGGTATTGCTGAATTGCGTCGCTATATTAATGAACAAAAAGCAATAATTGTGTACTATGAGGATGCCTTGAATAATAAATAATACCGAATATTATTTCTGAGTGATTAAACAAACCACGGAGTTAGTCACAAGCCTCCGTTAAAAAAAGGCAAAAAAGGAATAAAAAGTTGAGTAAAGATACCAACTGGGAAACAGATATTGCCCTAATTAAATCGGATATCAAACAGATTCAGAAATTCTTTACCAGAGTTGAAGACTCAATGAATATGATGGTTGACCTATCCAAAAATGTTGCTGTTCAGTCTGAAGTATTAGAGTATACAAAAGAGAAACTTGCCGAAGTTGAAAAATTATGTGAAGACACAAGGCGTACTGATGAATTACGTTTAACTGTTTTGAGTGACCGCCTTGAAGAATACCGAAGATCAAGCAAAGAGGATCACCAAAAATTGGCAGACCATAACGCAAATAAACGGCATAATGCCAATAAAGAAATATTGGATAGACTTGATTCTATGGAGCGGTCGATACATCAACGTATTAACGAGCAACAGAAAAAGATTAACAACCTTGAGAACTGGCGTTATTATATGATGGGTGTTGGTTTTGTAATTGTATTATTAGTAGCAAGAATTAACTGGCCAGAATTATTTGGTTGACAAACCTTTAGATCTGTAATATTATAGATTTATACATTAACAATTGAGCTTTATATTATGGTTGACTTTACCGAGCTGAAGTATGCCCAGATGTTGTCTGGCCGACTCGAAAACTTCAGAATACGCAACACCAATCCCTACAAAATCAACTTTCGTTGTCCTATATGCGGAGACAGTCAAAAGTCACGTTCAAAATCACGTGGGTGGTTACTCGAGTCAAAAAATACCTTTCACTTCTATTGCCATAACTGTGCTTCAAGCCAAAGCTTTTCATTCTTTTTGAAAGGTCAGGATCAAGTATTGTATAATGACTATATAGCTGAAAAGTTTGTTGCGAATACTCATTCAAAATCTACTAAGGATGATGATAATACCGAACAGTTTAAAACTAAGGCACCAACCTTTAATAAGACTAACCCGCTATCAAAGATTAAAAAGGTTAGTCAACTAAAGTTCGACCACCCAGTCAAAAAATATATACAGCAACGGCAAATACCACCTCACCAACATTATCGTTTGTATTATGCTCCTAAGTTTAAAACATGGATTAATAGTGTAATACCAAACAAGTTTGAAAATGTTGGTAAAGATGAGCCACGCCTAATCATACCTTTTCTTGATAAGAACGGTAAATGTTTTGGCGTATCAGCTCGTGGGTTTAGTGATTACGGAATGCGTTATATAACTATTATGTTTGAGGACAGACCTAAGATATTTGGCCTTGACAAAGTAGACTTCAATGATGTATATTATATTACAGAAGGTGCAATTGATTCTTTCTTTTTACAGAATGCTGTAGCAATGGCAGGCGCCGAAGGTAATACAAAAGGTGTTGATAATACTGATAATGCCGTATTTGTTTTTGATGCTGAACCACGTAATAAAGAAATACACAAGCGTATGGAAAAGGTAATTGAGGCAGGTCTTGGTATCTGTATTTGGCCAAGCAATTTGCCGGGCAAAGACATTAATGAAATGGTTCTTGAAGGTATAAATGCCGAAAAGGTAATCGAAGAAAACACATATAGAGGCTTAACTGCAAAATTAAAATTTGCTGATTGGCGTAAAACATAGAGGAACTAAAATGAAAACCAGACTTATTGGATATACTCAACCTGTAGAAGGTGAAATCATTGGACTTGATAATGTTCAAGATTTGATTGCATACTGTGCTCGAGTATCAAACCCGAGTAATCAATTGAACCAAGAAACGGCACCTAAGTTGCTATCCTATCTTGCAAAGCATGCTCATTGGTCACCATTTGAAATGGCAAATGCGACATTAGAAATTGAAACAACACGGGATATTGCGCGTCAGATGTTACGTCACCGTTCGTTTGCCTTTCAAGAATTTAGTCAACGATACGCCGAT